TGCAAACGAAATAAAGAAACTCAATAAGGACTAATTAAACCACACCTTGTTTGCAAACAAGGAACGTAAAGCGACCGGTAAATAACGAGCAAAAAGCTCTGGTCGCATGTGGCGCTCAGCAGATAACGCAACTGCAGCAGCCTCAGGTGTGTCTGGGTTGGCAAACTCCAGCAAACCGAGGTAATTGACCCACTTGTCCATGGCTGACGGGTCGCGTGACTCGAGTATCATGGTGCGGTACAGAATACCCCCAGCGGAATACTCCGGAAACTCGCCACCCAACTCAAAGCCACTGAACTCCCCACGCATACCATTCTGATCCTTGAACTCCCATGGAGAGTCAGGGAAATCCGCAGAAAGGGCAAACCTATCGATAGCGCTGTCGTCGCCATTAATGGCAACCGTGTCGTCGGCTGTGACCGCATTGATTAATGAAGTCACAACGGCGCGCCGAATGGAATTGAGCGACCAGGTGTAACGGTCGCCTGAATTCTGCATTGTACCCATAGTGCCATGCTGACTGCTAGAGGAAAGTCTTCGTTCAATGTACGCTGCCACGTAGTCAGCTGGAAAACCACAACGGCTCATAACGTGGACATCGAAGTTCAACATCCCAGCGTCACAGCCAACATCCCAGCGTGTCACGTCAGAAGAATACACTCCATTATTCACCCGCCAACGTTTGCGGTAAGCATTGATAAACTCCTGAGGGCTCATTCGACGGTAAAACATGAAGTTTGCCGGAAAAGAATCAATCAACTCATCCTCAAGGAACAAGGCGAACGGTGCGTCAGTGAGGGTCTGTTGAATGTCGTACTCATGAACCAGCTGTCCTGGTATAGCCTGCACCTTGTGGCGCTTCTCGTCCTTCTTGATGACCTGATTCTTTAAAGTAATCTTGATGTCAGAACCGGTTCGGGAAGGGTCGTGGGCCGCAATCTTCGACATGACTGCCTCCTTAGTGCGCGTTGAAGTGTACTCAATAACGCTGCGGTCGACGTACTCCGCGTGCTTTGCCGGGCTCCAGCGTGGCACATGTGGGACAAGCTTGTCAAACTCATCGCACATGTCTTGGCGACTGCACTGGCGCATGCGCTGCTCGTTCTGAACTTGAGACTTGGGACTCAGACGCTTGTCAACGGACAGGAAATAGGTCGCGGTGTCGGCACGGTTGTGAACATGGGGATTGACAAAAGCCACCTCCTTGAACTGATTGGTAGCCCCACCACGCCCAGCCAACTCACGGTTCTCCTTTGCTACCCAATGAGTTTCCCTAACAAACTCATCGATGGGCGGGGCTGCAGAAGCCTCGTGTTGACGAACCAGCCCCTCATCAAACGAACCTTCACTAGCGAAATGGGAAGTGGCAGGCTGAGCGACAAGTTGGAAATGGTCGGAATCCACCGTTGCACCAACAGGCGCAAACCATGGCAAACCGGGCATGCAATTTGCCAAATGGCGTGAAAACGCTGCCTTGGACAGCCAATACGCTGAATCCGCAGTGGAACAGTTCTTCTCGCGCATGCCGAAAAGAATAGAATTAATCAAATCGCTGCCGGTGGGCTGTGTGCGTGAGTTGGCCAAAGCAGTGAGTGGTTCCATGTGCAAATACACCCCCGCAGCACTCCGTGTAAGCGCAGTGTAGCCAGTGCGGTCCAAGATAGCCGACTCCAAACCAGTGGCATCTACTTCCACCTCCTCCTTAAAATCTTCTCCCTGCACACCCTCATAGGTATAAACCTGTCGCCCGGCCCCGGCTAGCACTCCTGCATAGCGAGGAGAGCCAGTACAAACGGGTAGGCCTAACTTGGCTGCGATGGTGTGAGTGATGTGCCCAATGACGGAGTTGGTGGTGTAAACCCCCAAAACGTCAGCCAAGACCCGAAACATGCGATGACTGACTGTAGCGTAGCGAGTGACCTGTGGGGCCAAAGCAGCTAACGGCGATGGATCATACTCACTTTGAGTGCCGGCCACGGGAAAGCGTCCCATGCCCTGGGCTGGATCACCGTTAACCACAATCTCACTCACCATCGGGTTGGCCAAAATGACAAGATCAAGAATGCCACCCCAATACTTGCCCGCCTCATCAAGAACGATCGGGCCAGTGCTTGGCTCAGTGATCAAAGATGGAATGGTGGGAAAATTAAAGCCTTTGAGCTCAGCGAAATCAATCTTGAACTTAGACTGAGCCCGCTGGGACTCAGTGTGTGAAACGACACGAGTTTGCTGGCGGACGTCAGCAGGCAAGCCCTTCAGATAAGACACAGTAGCTGTTGTTTTGCCACAACCAGCAACCCCCAAGTACGCTCGTACTGGCACGGTTACCGGCTTTCCAGCAAGCTTGTGCAAGTCAATAATGGAATCCAAAGATTGCAGAATGACTGGCACGCCCTTCGAGCCCAACACACCAGGGTGCGCCTTCAAATCGGAAACAAGGCGCGCCGCCCGATCAACGTCAGCAGTGTATTGTAAAAGCTCCTCCTGCAAGTGCACCTCCGGTAACGAAACCAGACGGTACTCATGTAACACACTGGCCAGCTCGTTACGCAAAACAGTCCAGCGAGCAGGCGTGGGAACATGGTTTCCACGGTACGCATTGTCAAACGTCTGAGCTGTAGTTGCACCGACCTTAGCCGGCACATTGGAACAAGGGTGCGAATAAGTGTCGGGTACCAAAACACGAAGACGGCGAGCAACCTTGCTGAAACTACACCACATGGACCTTGAGCTGGTGCCAGCAATGCGCTGAGCGGCGACCGGCAACTGGTACTGCAGTAATGCGGGAAACGGCGCAGCATACCTTGCCGCCAGATTAAACGCAAAACCCTCTTCCTGAGCAGCGTTAATCCTGGTGCAGGAATGAGAACCAACTAACGCGTCCACAACCTCATCTCGAGTGACGGGAGCTTGGTGCTCACCCAAGATTGCAGCCAAAAGTTCCGAAGCAACTGGAATTGAATCCACGGGAGAAGCGTTGAGCTCGCGAACAAACTGTGCTTCCCAAGCTGGCCAGCCAAACCGAATCGTTGCAAGAACACGCGCCAGTGCCGAAATGGCGCTGGTGTCAGACGTCGGTCCGCACATGGTGACGTGCAAAGCGCCACCACGTGCCAAACGACTCATTCGCATGTTGATGATTGGCCAGCCGCCTTGAGGAGCGTGGGACACATCACTGCCAACTCCGGTCAGGCAAATCCCGAACTGAGAAGCTGAGGCGAAACTAAGCATCTGATGTTGGTAAACATTGCCGACCACTGGGTTCGTGGCATTGGGAACGCCACCCGTAAAAGCCATAAACCAACTGTACCACATGTGTGCCGTGCCGCCAAAAGAGGCGACACAGTCCCAAAAGCAGGACTGGCCGGGTGTCAGCATCGGGTAACGCGTAGGGTCAGTAGCATAGGCTCGCTCAACTTCCGCAACCCACTCATGGAACGTCATCCCGCGCGGGTCAACGGCAATTTGACTGGCACCCGGGGCTGCCTGAACTCGAGGCTGTACAATGACAGCCGGCAAAAGCCGGTCAACATTCCTCGTGGTCTGGACGGTAGTGGGCCGAACGGTCTGATGGGGCAAATTCTCAAACATTGGTTGCGAACGCAAAACGGCATCACCGGGCGCCAAACAGCCGGCCACACCATTCAAAGCGCCGGACAAATGCCAAACGGCCCTTCCGAGCCAATTTCGCAAAGTTCTGCCAGTGACGACGTGCAATGGATAAACCATGCGGTCAAAATCAGAATCGGCAAAATCATGCCACCAGGACGTCGAATCGTATGACCACACAGCAGGTTGGTAGAAATCAGCCCGCTGAATTGGTCGCGCCTTCAGGCAGGCAAACAAATGCTCCAGAAGAATACAGCCGTACCAAGCCAGCAGGACAAGTCCTAAAGGGGAATGGACTGCCGCCCAAGGTAAAACCCAATGCGGGACCAATCCTGGCAACACTGAGAGCACGCCAACTGTCCAAAGGTAAGCCTGGTAAAACCAGCCCCGGCCTGGCAAGACCATTAGGAACGTGGCTCCCGGCCCACCGCAGGCCTCGGTTATAAGCCGCTCGACGCTGTTGCACACCCAACCGGGTAGCCACAGTTGGCGCCAAAAATGGCCAGCAAGTCGGGTGAAAACCTTGACAACGTGCCCTGGTAACACCGCTGTGATGCCAACAATCGCCACAGTCAGAGCCAGGCGCACAAAGCTAACGTCGGCCCATAGGTAAAGGTGGTGCAATGCACGCCACAATGGGACGTGCAACACAACATTGGAAATCACCTCACCAATCAAAATCTTTGGCAGAACGAACGAAAACACTGCGGAGGTGAACGCCGAGGCCCGCTGGAGCATTGACGGCTTATTGGGTATCGAGCCGCGCTTCCAGTCAGACTTGGCGCTGTAATCCCATCCACCACCTGGTGTTGGATGTAACACCCGGTATCGCTTCCGCTCGTCCAAAAAGTCGTAAAGGTCGGGTGCTGCCTTCAACAGGTGCCACTGAAAAGTGACAAGGGCCAAGGATTTCCAGGCAGTCTGCTTGATGCGCCACCACAAGGTGTCATTGCCTGGCAACTGATGTACGAGGTGAGTAGCTATCCAGTGTTCCCTGGCTGTCATCTTTGGCAATGTGCTAGCCATAAGTTGAGCTACCTTCGCAGCGTAATTTCGAAAAGTAGTGTCTGGAGTGCGCGGAGCAAACGACAATATGGCAGTCAGCATTTTACTGGGCAGCCACTCGTCAGAAAAGGTACCAGTCAGCACGGCTGGCACTTGCACGTAGGAGCCAGTGCTGAAGGTGCGTGTGTCCTGCGGCGCGACGTCTCCCTGGAAAACATGCCAAACGCAATGCCCAAGCTTGTAATCTAGCAGCACGACCTGGTAAACCAAGCCATTACTACCAAGAACGGAACTAGTACGAAGCCAGGAGACCGTCGTGCCAATTGGAGTGTAATAGGCTTCGGATTCAGAACCAGTGAAAACGTAGTTGAACCCAGCCAAGTCATAGTCAATCATGTGGCTGGCTGGTTCAAAGCTGCGAGCACGATCCACAACCTCAATGGGGTTCATTCCAGTGACAAAAAGATGGCCGCTCGGATTGTCAGCAACCAGTCGCTCGACCAACTCATGAGGTCCAACCTCCGATGAGACATCATGCAGGAAATGGACCGCGTGGTCTCGGAAATGTGAAGTAGTAAGCCCCACACCCGGGTAACGTGAAACGTCCTTTGCCTGGTAAACGGGATTTTGTATGCTGCCTGGCGTGGGCAACAAGTGAGTCTTGGCATTCTTGACGGAAATCAAACCGTAATCATCAGGCGGCAGCCACTGTTTCATGAGTCTTAGCTGAAGTTCCTCAATTGACTTGTGAAGCCCGTGCGGTCTAGTGGGAGCGTCAGGTTGTGGGCGCTCCATGCCAAGCTGGTCCAGAAGGTAAAGTTGGCTATTGTCAACGGCATAGGGTGTGGATTCACGAGAACGGGTGACACCCTTGAAGTAGTCCAGTAAATGGCGGTTGAGGACTGCATGTTGCTGAGGAGAGCCGTCGAAATCGGCGATGGAATAATTGTTACCAACGGCGGCGTGCAAAAAATTCCACAGTTCGACGAATAACAGCTCATGTGGTAACCGAGAACCCACGGACGGGACGCAGGAGGTAGAGCAAAGGTCTCTACAGGAGCAACTGCCAAGATGGACATGAGTCTGGGCAATCGAATCCTGGCGGCTGGTGACCATAATCGGCTCATCATCTTCCATGGGAAAATAGTAAAGCGCCTCTTCAGCGGCGTTCTTGAAAGTCGGAATCACCGGTTCGGGTAAAAAGGAACGGAGTTCAAGTGGCGGCAGGCAAGGATCAAACATTCTCAAATCAGGCTTAATGGTAGCATGCTTGAGATTGGTAACACTAACAGTTCCGCTGGCTTTACGGCTGACTGACGCTCGTTTCAGAAGTTGCAAGGCTCCTGAGGTTTTACCCGCAAGTGCTCCGGTGGACCGCGCCATCTCGGCAGCGGCCCCCTGGCACTTGTAGAACTCCGACATCTCGTCGGGAGTCCAAAA